TTTTACGATAAGGAAGAAAAGAAAGTTCATTTTGTTTTTGATTCTTTCTATACATACATTACCGACAGTAAAAAATGGAAGCACGCTGAACACACAACGCATACCTTTTTAAAAAATATAATAGGACTTAGTCATAGTAAACTACATATAAAAGGAAATATAAAAAGAAATGTTTATACTGTAAGTGAAAATGAGTTTGAAAAAGAAGAATTTAAACACGAAAAAATAACTTTTGGAAATAACAAGGAGGTCATGTGAAGTTTAAAGTTCCAGATCTTTATAAAGTTACAAAAATATTTGGACCTCCAGGCACGGGTAAAACTCATGAGTTATTAAGAATTTTAAAAGAAAAATTAGACTATGGCTATCCAAAAGAAGAAGTATTGTTAGTGGGGTATTCTAGGGCAACTGCTCAAAATTTAAGGGATCGTTGTAAAAAAGATTTAAATTTCACAGAAGAAGAACTAGAACCTATAAAAACATTGCATGCATTGTGTAAAAATGCGTTACCAAAACCAGAACCAAGTTTATTTTCTAAAGCAGACAAGATGTTTTTTAATAGATGTTTAAACGTGCCTATGAGAGAGTGGAGAACAAGAGAACAATACAATAAAGAAATCAAAAGAGAAGATGAGCCAGAAGAGGATGAAGATTTTGACGGAAGTATTCTTAAAAAGAAATTAGATTTAATAAATAAAGGTAGAAGTTATTTTAAATCAAAAGATACTTGGGAGTCTGTAAGGTATTATTACGATGAAAAACAAGACGATTTTCAATTTGGTAACATAAGCAGAAGAGATTTAGAGTTTACTTACGACACTTACAAAGAATTTAAAACTGCTTACAGTATAATGGATTTTACTGATATGTTGGCTGCATGTTTAAAACCAGAAGTTAAATTTCCAAAATATAAAATAGTTTTTATAGACGAGTGTCAAGATTTAAACCCATTAATGTGGGCTGTAATAGATAAGATAATAGATAAAAAAGGTTTAATTTATTTAGCAGGAGATGATGACCAGTCTATATTTGGTTTTAACTGTGGAGAACCAGAGCAGTTTTTACATTATCCAGCTCACATAGAAAGGGTTCTTGATAGATCTTATAGATTACCTAAAAAAATACTAAATTTTTCTCAAAATATAATATCAAACATTGGGCCAAAATATAGAAAGGAAAAAATATTTGGACCTAAAATAAAAGATGGTGTTGAAGTACAGGGGAACATAGAAGAAATAGGCACAGAGTTATACGACATACAAGAAAAAGTAAAAAAAGACTCTTGGATAATGTGTGCTAGAACCAACACCTGGTTGTTTTATTACAAGAAAATGTTGATGGAAAGAAATTTACTTTGGAAAACTAAAGCTAAATCTGGATCGGCTAATTCTTATAATTATTCTATTAAGAATAGTGTTAGAGATACTTTAAATTTGTGGCACAAATTAGTTAAAAGAGAAAAATTAGATGGAAGACAGGTATGTAAATTAATTCAAAAAGTTAAATCAGAGCATCTTAATATTTACAAAGTACAACATCGACCAGATAAAAGTAATTTGTTTGTAACTGATAATTATTATGATTATCAAGATATGTTAGATAAAAAAGTATTTAAAGAATCTTTTTCTATAGATAATGAATGGTATGACTATATAAGGTTTAGTGTTGATAACGTTCAAAATCAATCTTTTATGAATGGTGGGGAAGAATTTAAATTGTTTTTAGATGCTGATGAGGCGCATGACTACATAGTAAACGTTTATAAAAAAGATAAAACTTTATTAGATACTAAAATTTTAATTGGATCCATACATTCAGTGAAAGGTTTAGAGGCAACTAATGTTGTAGTGTGTGATGTTTGGACTTATCCTTGTTGTCAAAATTATAAAGAAAAAACAATTAAACATAGACATGAGGAGATACGCTGTGCTTATGTTGCAGTAACTAGATCAACAGAAAATCTTTTTATGTACAGACCTTTACCTAGGTTAAAGTCTGGAGAAGATTCTTTCGAAATGTTAAGTGATTATTTTTACAAAAATGAGTGAAGAAGAACTACATAAATTTATTGAGAGACAAGAAAAAGAAATTTGGAAAGATAATTTTCCAGAGTACGAAAAGGAGAACACAAATGAGTAAAGTATGGGACAAACAACACGGGGGATCACATTATCAAAAATATAAAATACAGCCAAGTAAGTTTGTAGTAGAGAATAAGTTGCTATATCCTGAAGGTTGTGCTATTAAATACATAATACGTCATCAAGACAAAAATGGGAAAGAAGATATTTTGAAAGCAATACACTTTTTAGAAATGATAATTGAAAGAGATTATCCTACGATAGAAAAACCAAAAGAAAATTTACCGAAAGAAAAACCTAATTCATGGGGGATAAAATAATGCAAAAACCTTTGTTTACAACACCTACGGAATGGGTTCAACCAAGCTCATTTCCTGATTTATCTAAATACGATGAGATTGCAATAGACTTAGAAACAAAAGATCCAGAGCTTAAAAAAATGGGCCCAGGTATGTTTAGAGAAGTTGGTAATATTGTAGGCTTTGCAGTCGCTGTAGAGAATTGGTCTGGATACTTTCCTATTAGACATGAGGGTGGTGGTAATATGGACATTAGAATGGTTCTAAACTGGATAAAAGAAGTTTTAAACACACCAGCTACTAAAATTTTTCATAACGCTATGTACGATGTGTGCTGGTTAAAATCCGAGGGTTTAAATATCAATGGTAAGATAATTGACACTATGATTGCAACATCTTTAATAGACGAAAATAGAATGAGATATGATCTTAATAGTGTAGCAAAACAATACACAGGTTTATCTAAAAATGAATCATCACTCACAGAAGCTGCACAAGCATGGGGAATAGATCCAAAAGCTGAAATGTATAAACTGCCTGCCATGTATGTAGGTGAGTATGCAGAGAAAGATGCGGAGATAACTTTAGCTCTTTGGCAAGAACTTAAAAAAGAAATTAATCATCAAGATTTAAATTCTATATTTGATTTAGAAACTAATTTGTTTCCTTGTTTAGTAGAGATGAAAGCAAAAGGTGTAAGGGTAGATTTAGATCATGCAAAAACGGTTGAAAAAAATTTAATAAGGACAGAAAATAATATGCTGCAAAGTATCAAAGATGAGGTAGGTTTTATTCCTGATTTATGGGCAGCAAGGTCAATAGCAAAAGTATTTGATCATTTAAAACTAGACTATCCAAGAACAGAAAAAACTAAAGCTCCTAGCTTTACAAAAAATTTTTTAAAAAACCACAACAACTTTATCATAAATTTAATTAATAATGCAAGACAAGCAAACAAAGCTAGAACTACTTTTATGGAATCTATATTTAGATACGTTCACAAAGGTAGAATACATGCTGATATTAATCAATTACGATCAGAGTTTGGTGGAACAATAACAGGTAGATTCTCTATGACTCATCCTAACTTACAACAAATACCTAAATCAGGAACAGACATGGGTAATCAACTTAGAACTATATTTGTGCCCGAGGAGGGCCATACGTGGGGTTGTTTTGACTATTCTCAACAAGAGCCTAGGTTGGTAGTGCATTATGCTTGTTTAACGGAGTTGCCGGGTTCTGAAGAATTTAAAGAAAAATACAAAAATGATTTTAGCACAGACTTTCATAAAATAGTATCTGAAATGGCAGATATACCTAGAGACAAGGCAAAAACAATTAATCTAGGAAAGTTTTATGGGATGGGTAAAAATAAATTAAAAGGGGAGTTGGGCGTTCCGGATGAAGAGGCTAGTAGAATTATTAGGCAGTATGATTCCCGTGTTCCATTTGTTAAACAATTAATGAATCACGCATCAGACAGAGCAGAAAAGAGAGGTCAAATACGAACTCTGTTGGGTAGACTATGTCACTTTCATCTTTGGGAACCAAGTCAATTTGGTGTGCATAAACCATTATCACATGAAGCAGCACTCCAGGAACACGGACCAGGGATCAAAAGAGCTTTTACGTATAAGGCTCTAAATAAACTAATACAAGGTTCGGCCGCTGACATGATTAAAAAAGCCATGTTAGATTTGTACAAAGAAAAAATTACACCTTTGATTCAAATACACGATGAGTTAAATATATCTATTAAAGATAAGGCTGAGTCAGATAAAGTTATTGAGATTATGGAAAATGCTGTTAGTTTGGAAGTCCCTAACAAAGTGGACTATGAAAAAGGAAAGCATTGGGGTGAAATAGAAGGATGATTTATGGCTTATTTAAATGCGAATATACCTGTGGAGTATGCACAGATAAGAAGAGAATATTTATATGACCTCAAAAAACATCATGGCGAAGTTGAAGATTGTATTATCTTTGGCGTTACAGCGATTACAGGAAAAGCGCTCTTATTCCATGCTATCATGGAAAACGGTGCTATCTTTTATCGTTTACCAATATCGGCTTTTATTCAACGTGGTTATGAACCGAAAGCTGTTCCACGTAAAAGACTTGATGAACTTCAACTTTGGAATAGTTTTTCTTATTACCCTGCTGTTACTACTTGGGATATTTTAGAAGCACAATCCGGAAAATACATAGGCAAAGATAAAAAATGGCACTACGGACGTTATTTATTTACTGTTGACTTTGCACATCCAGAACCTAATATACTAGATACTGATCATTCTGAGATCCCGCACGAACATAAGTGCGCTCACATACTTGCGTTAA